CTTAATGACGAGTGGAAGGATATGGGCTGGAATATTAACACGTTCAACATGAGAGATAAGCTTACCATTCAGGTGGTGGCTTACAAGTATCTGGCATGGAAGGTGTGGGACATACGGGACATGCCGTTCTACTTTGCCTTGCACTCCAACGCAAATGCGATCGATTCCGACTACTGGGAAGTGAAGATTAAGGACTTCGATGTAGCAATGAGTCACTTCGAAGACACCCTAGCTACTGTGGCTGACGGTGTAAGAGATGACAAGATGCTTGGTTTCACCCCTTACCCAACGGTAAAGGATTGCGAGAAGTGCCCAGTGGAGGGGTGCTCGCATAGGATATCAACTCCAGATTTAGTAACTGTCGAAATAGATGGTATTTACCACAACGACGCAGACTTTGCATTATGATGAAGCTAGGATATTTCAGACACAATGCCAACAAGGTACGTAAGCCAAGGAAACTGACCTTTATAGACTTCCTGATCGTGTTGTACGTGAGCGAGCAAGACTACGCGACGAAATATGACATAAGGAAGTACGTGACGAACTCGAATGCGACGGTCACCGAATCGCTTACTTATCTGGTGAAGAGGAAGATGCTTAAGGTTGCCCGTGAACATAAGACATCTCGCGGGTTTTCCCGACACTACGCTGTCGGAATTGCAGGCCGGAACATGATTGAGGACTTTAAACTCCTGATGTCGAGGCCGATTAATTAATGTTACACTTTTAAATAAGAATTGTTATGCCGAAATTAGAGAACGTAATTGTTGCCGGAACTGTACTGAGGGTTCTGGACGAGCAGAAGATCAGTGATAGCTTCAAGAAGCGCATCATTGTAGTGGAAGCAGATGAAGATACCGACTACCCTCAGCAGGTGGGTGTTGAGTTTGTCAATGACAAATGCCAACTGCTGAACAAATACAGCGCTGGCGATTTCGTCACCATCGACTGTAATGTAAGAGGGAAGGACTTCGAAAAGGATGGTGATACCCTGAACTTCACGAAGCTTAACGGATGGAGAATCAAGGGTAATGCGAGCGGGGGAAGCGCACCAGCGCAGAATTCTGACGCTATGCCCGGATCAGATCCTCAGGCACCAGCACCATCGACGGACGCCGGAGCAGGAGATACCGATAGTCTGCCGTTCTAAGCTGATGAACTGATGACAGTGTGCGCCCTTTAAAGGCGGCAAGTCGAGGGGGAGCGGGATGCATAGCTCAGGGTAATGACCAACATTGGGAGCATCCCCGCACTGTTTTCACTTATTGTAACTTACAAATTGTAAAATTGATGGATGCAAGATGGTTTAAACACTACGTAGGCATGTGCACGGATGATAAGTTCAAGAAGATCAGGAGAAGGGTAGGGCTGAAGCATTATGCCTTATTCAAGATGTGGTCTATTGTCCTTGAGCGAGCCACCGCTGATGGCGGCTGGTTTCGTGAAAGCAAAGACGTGCCTCACGACGCGGAATCACTGGATGTGGTTTTTGAGGAAATGGTTGATGACTACGGAGTGGAAATCATCGACATGTTCCTTAGCGAAATGCTCAATGAGCGCCTGTTAGCCAAGGATGTATTTGGTTTCTACTCGGTCGTAAACTGGGAGAAATACCAGCATGCGGCACTCTCTACTCCGAGGGTACAGGAACATCGCGAAAACAAGCGATTGGAGTCCGATGTAACTGATATCATTCAAGAGTTCAATAAGATCACAGGAAAGAGCTACAGGGCCAAAACAGAGTCGTATCGCAGCAAGGTTCGCGGACGATTCACTGATGGCTACACTAAAGAAGATATGCTGGCAGTAATCCGGTATAAATTCAACGAGTGGAAGGGTGATAGGAAGATGGAGAAGTTCATCACACCCGACACTTTATTCAGACCCGGACACTTTGACAGGTACCTCAATGAGATACCGAATGACCAGAAGAAAGCAATGGATGAGGGTTCCTTGTTGAAGTGTCAGAACATTTACGGGCACATAAAGTACGTAACCAAGCAACAGTATGAGCAGGCTGAGCCTGACTTCTGGAAAATTGTAAAGTAGTATGTACAAAAGTAAAGACGGAACTTTCGTCGCGGCAACGTTCGACGAAATGGGGATACAAATCCCTTATGGTAAGACGGGGCAGTTCAAAACGTTCTGCCCTGAATGCAAGAACAGCAGGACTAAACAGAAGAACCAGCGTGATACACCTCTCTCTGTTGATCTGAACGAGCAGATAGCCAACTGCCACAACTGCGGAGCGAAGTTCGTCGTTGATAAGGGGGGCTACCTCGAAAACTCTAACCAGAAGAAGTACGAGCGGCCTGATCTACAGGATAACTACGACGGAGTGGATGATAAATTCGCTGCGTGGTTCGGTAGTAGGGCCATCAACATGGAAACAATCCTTAAGGCGAAGGTGACCAATGGTACCGTGTTCATGCCGCAGCGCGGTGAGAACGTTAGCGCCGTCTTCTTCAACTACTTCGACCGACAGACATTGGAGAATGTGAAGTACCGAGATGGTGCGAAGAACTTCCGGATGCACGGCGGGGCGAAGCTTATCTTCTACAACCTCAATGCTTTATACGATACTCCGGGTGATATCATCATCACTGAGGGGGAGATGGATGCACTCAGTTACATTCAGTGCGACCGTAGTAACGTGATCTCGGTGCCTAACGGTGCCTCGAAAGGATCACTGAAGCTTGAGTATCTGGACAATCACTACCATCTTTTTGATAACCAATGGAGGGCTGAGCACAAGCTACAGCCATTGAAGAGGATTATCCTTGCAACAGACGATGATGAAGCGGGTAGAACGCTTCGATCTGAGTTCGTTCGGAGGCTGGGCGCGCATCGATGCTGGTTTGTGGACTTCAAGGGTCATAATGATCCGAATGAAGTGCTTATGAAGGAGGGCGCTGTCGCACTTCAGCAGACGGTGGACACATGTACCCCTGCTCCACTCACAGACGTTGTAACTGTGAATGATGTGAAGGATAAGCTCGCCAAGTTACAGCGAGACGGGCTACATCCGGGTGATCAGGTGGGATCGAATGAGTTCCAGCGTTTCTACAGCTTTGAACAGCCACGTATGACTGTAGTAACTGGCGTGTCTACGCATGGGAAGTCTGAGTTTCTCGACGATCTCATTGCTCGCTTGGCTGTGTTTAAGGATTGGAGTTTTGCTGTATTCTCTCCAGAGAACTTTCCGATTGAGTATCACATCAGTAAGCTGGTGAGTAAGATCATAGGGAAGGAATTCAATGAGTGTAAGCCATTGGAGTTGGAGCAGGCTTATGACTTTATTTCCAAGCACTTCTACTGGGTGTACCCGGAGGATAATAACTACAAGTTGGATAACATTCTACGGATCACAGACATGCTGATCTCCAGATACGGAATCAATGGCCTGATCATCGACCCTTGGACTGAGATCGATAAAGGAGGTCAGCATACAACCGAGAATATCAATGAGTTCCTGACCGACCTGAACGTGTTCAAGCGGGAGCGGAACTGCCATATCTTCCTCGTGGCGCATCCTACCAAGATGCCAAAGAATGATGATGGGACTGTGCAAGTACCTGACCTGATGAATATCTCAGGTAGTGCCAACTTCTTCAATAAGACTGATGGTGGCTTGACTGTCTACAGAAACTTCAATAATAACTCGGTAAAGGTGTTTATCAATAAGGTCAAATTCAAACACCTTGGTAAACTTGGATACGTTGACCTTGATTACAACCCCAAGAGCGGTAGGTACGAGGATGCCAATGACGAATGGGATGATAGCAACTGGCTGGCTGAGGACGAGCAAATGAGCGTGTTCAATCAGGCGCCTAAGAATGACGATATCACAGTAAACAATGAGTTCGATTCAAAAGGACTCGATGTACCATTTTAAATTATAGACATGACTGAATTAGCAAAAGTAAATCAAAAAATGAGTAGCCGCACGATGGCTATGTTAACTGGTAAGCGTCACGACAATGTACTTAGAGACATTAGGAATCTCGAACCAGCTTACATTCAGGAGTTTGGAGATGCCCTCAAATTTGAGGTCATTAACTACATCGACGAAAGGAATAGGCGTAAGATTGAATACCTGTTGACGAAATCCCAATCCCTTTTCATAGTGTCTGGCTATAACCCTGTATTGAGGGCTAAGATTCAGAGGCGGTGGGAAGAGCTTGAGATGGAGAAGGCTTCTGGCAAGGTTATGCTGCCGAGTCGGAAGGAGATGGCGTTAATGATCCTTCAAGCCGAAGAGGAACTGGAACGGGCGAATGAAACTATTGCTCTTCAGGCTCCGAAGGTTGATTTCGTTGATGAAGTGTTTGAAGCGCCAACGCTGTTAAGTATGGGAGAAGCGGCTAAGATGCTGGGAATCGGAAGGAACACCCTGTTTAGTAAGCTACGCATGAGGAGAGTCCTCATGTCTGGAATACGCCAGAACGAGCCGTATCAGACGTTTGTTGATCGTGGTTACTTCGAAGTAAAGGGGGCAAAGGTTGGATCGAGGTCTGCTGTTAAGGTGGTACCTCAAACATACGTGACAACTCGTGGGCTTGCGTGGATTAGGCTTAATATTATGAATCAATAAACCAATAAAAATGAGCGATATATTCAGAACAGAACTGGCGAAGACTATTTTCGAGAACAAGTACGCACACGAGCATGCTGAGACGTGGGAAAAACTCTCAGATACACTCGTAGAGGATGTAGTAAACGGACACCTGACCGGGGATGACAAAAAGAACCTGATCAAGTTTCATCAGGAGATGAAATTCATAGCCGGGGGCCGCTACTTGTACTATGCCGGACGCCCTCACAAGTTCTTCAACAACTGCTACCTGTTGAAGGCCGAAGAGGATAGCCGAGAGGATTGGGCGAACCTGAGTTGGAAGTCGGAAAGCGCCCTTATGACAGGCGGAGGAATTGGAATAGACTACTCCATCTACCGTGAGGAAGGTTCCCCGATTATGAAAACAGGTGGCCTTGCTTCCGGCCCGATCCCCAAGATGCTAATGATCAACGAAATTGGTCGCAGAGTGATGCAGGGTGGATCACGGAGGTCAGCCATCTACGGATCGCTGAACTGGGCGCATGGTGATGTGGAGAAGTTCATTCAGATGAAGGCTTGGAATGAGATGGTTGTGGACGGCGCTTACACTGACGAGGGTGCCAAGGCTACGATAGCCTACCTGAAGGAGAAGAACTTCGACTATCCGGCCCCTCTGGATATGACGAACATCAGCGTCAACTACGATAACGCCTTTCTCGAAGAGGTATATCAGGCTGACATTGACGCTATCCGGATGAACCTCGGACGTGGGACTCAGCTGAGCTTCATGAATCTCCCGAAGGTTTACTTGGAGAACGTACGTCGCGCCCTTATGAGTGGTGAGCCGGGAATGAGCTTCAACTTTTTTGAGAAGGAGAATGAGACGCTCCGTAATGCATGCACTGAGGTCACTTCGGAAGATGACAGTGATGTGTGCAACCTCGGCTCAATCAACATGAGTCGGATTGATACACTGGAAGAGTTTAAGGAGGTCGTAAGGCTTGCTTCACACTTCCTACTGTGCGGTACTTTAGTAGCCAAATTACCGTATGATAAGGTTTATCAGACCCGCGAGAAGAATCGCAGGCTCGGACTCGGACTGATGGGTGTACATGAGTGGCTCCTGAAGCGTGGCTATAAGTATGAGATGGTACCTGAGCTTCGTGAGTGGATGGAAGTCTACAAATCGGAGAGTGAAAGAGCTGCTAATGAGCTTGCCGACAAAATCGGTATCTCGCGGCCCGTTGCATACCGCGCCATTGCTCCAACAGGGACGATATCCATTCTAAGTTCAACAACGTCTGGTATTGAACCCCTGTTCGCTGTAGCGTACAAGCGCCGCTACCTTAAGGGTAAACAATGGAGGTATCAGTATGTGATTGACGGAACGGCGAAGGTTCTTATAGATGAACATGGCATTGATCATGATTCTATTGAAACAGCCCTTGACCTCGCACGTGATCCAGAAAGGAGAATCGCCTTTCAAGCTGACGTACAGGATTATGTTGACATGGGAATCTCTTCGACAATTAACCTACCCCAATGGGGTACTGAGTGGAATAACGAAAACAGAGTTCGAATGTTCGCCAAGACCTTGCTTAATTATGCACACCGTCTCAGGGGATTCACTGTGTATCCTGACGGAGCACGTGGAGGACAGCCCATGACTGCTGTACCATATGAGCAAGCTACTGCGAACGCTGGGAAAGAATTCACAGAAGAGTTCATGGATGTCTGCGACCTAACTGGTGGCGGAACCTGTGGCTCGTAAACCTTAAATCATGGATGTAAAGGAGATCGTAGAGAAATACCTTGAAGAGAATGGCTTTGATGGGCTGTTCTATCCGGGTGAGTGCGCCTGTAGATGTGGCGATCTTGCCCCGTGTGATCATATCCTTCTGGAATGTGAGCCGGGATATCTCGACCGCGATACGACAGGTGAGTTTGACTTTGTAATTTCATCTAAAAAACCAAAAGTATGAGAGTAATTCAAGGAGAAGTAAAGAAAGACATCCCTCTGGACTATTTGCCCGGATGGAAAATGATGCTCCCTGAGGACTTTGAGCAGCCTAAGAGGATCAGGCTGACACCTTAGGAACGCTTCAGACTCGCCCTGTACACATGGGAGACTGAGCAAACCTCTTCTACGCTGCGATATTTAGCAGGACACGGCCCGGAGTGCGTTATACGTCAGTATAACAGGGCTATGGAGTGCAGATATGTAGTGAAATACGTTATCGAGGCCGACTCTGATAACGCGAAGCATGCAATCGTTCCTCAGCGGATCGGCAGGCTGTGCCCTGTGATTCTTGACGATTACGTAAACTGGGTGCAGCAATGATCATCTACATGCCCCAAACCCTCGGACTGATCTACCATGAGAACCCCGAGTTGTTCAGTCTAATACAGCCCCGGCTGGTGGAATGCAAGAATAAAGAAAAGCAATTACAGTATTTCAAATTAAACCAAAGCACTTAGAATCATGAACTTAGTAAAATTGACAACCGGAGTATTGAGTTTTGTAACCAAGAAGCAGATGGCAAAGGCGAAAGCCAAGAACGAGAAGAACCTGAAGAGGCTCCGCGCAGCCAAGAAAGATGCTGATGATTCGGCTAAGAATCTGGAAATCAAGCAGGCCGAAACTCTGATCCAGCTTCACAAGGTTCAGAACCTCTCCAATGAGATCGGCGCTGAGCAGATACTTCAGGCCGGGAAAGCTGTGAAGATCAACGCCTTACTCCAAGAGATTGAGGACTAATGATTGAGACTGTACAGGACGGTGTGGAGTTGTCAAGCGAGTTTCTCGACGATCTCTGGCTTGCAATAGTCCATAAGGTACCAGCCGGAAGGTGGGTGCCTATTACAAAGGATCACGATAGAGTGATCGCTGGCTTGAAGTTCTTCATGGACTGCCGCTTCTATGGCGAAACCGAATGGGACGTAGTGTTCAACAGCGAGTTTACGCATTTCAAAAAGTCGGAATACCCCAAAAAGAAGCCACATCCATTTGAAGGGTTGTATCTCACTGATCATCCAGCTTCATACTGGACTGCACAGGATCAACTGAAGTTGGAAAACGATAAGCAGCGTTACCTCAAGGCGCAGAGAGCAGAGAAGCGCGAAGAGCAACGCGAAAAGATCAGACCAAAAAGGAGAAGAAAATGATCAGAGTAAAGATTGTTGTAGGTGAAGCTTTTGACATTCCTGAGTATCAGACATCTGGTGCAGCCGGAATGGATTTGTATGCAAGCAATGAGGAATCGATTGTGATTCATCCGGGTGACCGAAAGTTGATCCCAACAGGTATACGTTTGGAGATTCCATATGGTTATGAGGCGCAGATCAGGCCACGTTCCGGCCTCGTATTAAAGCATGGCGTGACCGTGCTCAATACGCCCGGAACCATTGATTCTGACTACCGTGGAACGATTGGCGTCATATTGTACAATGCAGGGAAAGAACGATTTTTTGTAAACAAAGGAGATCGCATAGCGCAGATTGTCTTCAAGGAGTATGAGAGAGCGGAACTCGTTGAGGTTGATGAACTTGATGACAGTGTTCGTGGTGATGGCGGTTTCGGATCAACTGGATCAAAATGAAGCAAGCAGAGAAAGTAGAGGCTCTTCAGGCGGAGCTTGACCTTATTAAAACGCCTGCAATCAAGGAGTTTGCGACGCTGGGAGTCAAATCCCTGCCGAATTACTTCTTCACCATCCCCGCTTCCAGCACAGGGAAGTATCATCCTGAGTACGCGCTGGGAGAGGGGGGACTCTTGAGGCATACAAAAGCAGCCGTAGGAATTGCAGTTATACTATTGAAGACTGAAACATTCGGAAGTCCATACAGTCAAGGAATGAAGGACGCGATTATCACCGCCCTTATCTTGCACGATGGAGTGAAGAGTGGAGTCCCTCAGCAGAAGTACACTATTAAGAACCATCCACGGGCTATCGGTGCTCACTTGGAGAAGAACCTTGCTGACAAAACCTCACTCACCGAGGAACAGCGCAAGTTCATCTACGACCTGATCGCGTCTCACATGGGACAGTGGACTGATTCTGATGCAGACACGCCGCTGCCGAAGCCAGATACGCAGCACAAAAGGTTCGTACATCTGTGTGATTATCTGGCGAGTAGAAAACAGTTAGAATACAAATTTTAAACTGGTAACATGAAAACAGACGTAAAAAGAGTAAAAGTTGGTGACAAGCTGAGTATGACAACCTTCATGGAAGTGAAGCGCCTTGGAATTGGAAGTGTGAATGTTGTTGATGAAGACGGTGAAAAACTAACCATCGGTGATGGCGTTTTCAGATCAAACATCTGGTCTACTCAGGAGAACGGAACAGTTAAGCTCACGAAGACTGAATTGGCTGAGAAGCTGATGGAGGCCCGTGATGCAGTCGTGAAGGTTGTATTTGACAAGGCTGACGGTACAGAGCGCACCCTGATCGGTTACATTATCGGGGCCGAGGTTGTGCTGGGACGGAGTATCGCTATCGATCTGGAGAAAGAGAAGGTTGTGAAGAAGAATAGGGACGGCGAAGAGTATGATACCCGCCAGCGGCTTGTAGATCACCGCACGTTGAAATCACTGACGTACAAGAACACCCTGTACGTCCTGAAGGGAAAGAAATGATCAGGGTAGATATCACGCCCGATCAAATCCAAAGGGCATCGGAGCTTTACAGCTTCGGTGCTCTTAAGGATTCGATAACTCGTGGTAAATCAAACATTTACGGTGCATTAGGTGAAGTAATAGTTCATGATTACCTCAAGAGTAAGGGTCGGAGAGTAAAGATAGTAGGTGACCGTAATTTCGATATCACCTCCAACGGCAAAACTATCGACGTAAAAACCAAGCGGACATCAGTGCCGCCAATCCAGAGTTTCAACTGCTCCATTCCTGCGGCGAACCCGAACCAGAAGTGTGACTATTATGTGTTCGTCCGGGTTATGGAGGATAAAAGTGTTGGATGGATCGTTGGGTATATGGATAAAAGTGAGTATTTCAAGAAGGCAAAGTTCTACCGCAAGGGTCAGACTGACCCGATCTTCCCAGCGTGGAAATTCGCGGCAGATTGTTATAACCTTGAAATCAGTAAATTAAAGCAATTATGATTGTAAAAGACGAGATACTGGACGCTGTAGTTCAGAAGTGGGGCGTTGACCCGGATTGCAAGCTATATAG